CCCTTACCTTAACATTGCCATGAAACAAAAGATTACTCGGCAAATTATACAAAAACTCATTGCTATCCCTCTTACTATTGGTTGCAGTCTTTAACGGAGCACAATCCTTCTCAAGAAAAGCCTTACCCTTCTCATTACCTGCATAGCACATGAGTTGTTTCTCACCTCTAAGATTGACGCGCCTCTCTTCAACAACCAAGTAGCCCCCATTATTCAATGGTAAGATAGTCCCCGTTGGCAAACCCCAGAACGAAACATTCTCTCGACCTGCATACTGCTGTTGAAACACTAAGCTTTCCTGCGGTATGTACGTGTAGTTGTGCTCATTATCAAGGTCAACTTCTTTTTCCATGTGGATACAGACTTGATTATTATCAACCCTATCGTTAGCATCAAACTCCCTACTCATTCTCTTGATAAACTCATGCCCCAATCCACTGGCCTCAAACCCCAACAGTCTTGCCCCAACACCCAACCGCATCTTGGATGTTATGCGCTTGTAAGAACGGTGAGCACCCCCATACTTGTTGGTCATAAGGCTCTCAAACTTAAGCCGTCCAACCTTAAATACCGTATTGGTATTCTTCAGCCTTAACTCATTAGCAACCATACTCTCCCTGCGAATGTCCTGCGTCCTAATATCCCCATCAAAACCCACAAAGTTAACTCCAAACTGTGTCTCAGAAGGCAACTCATGCAACAACAACCCATGCGTATCACCCTTCTCAACATCCAAATTCCTCAACAACACACCATCATCATTGTCATAGCGTGTCAGTACGTGTATCTGATACCTCTTCTCTTGCTCAACCTCACTCAGCCCATTAGTGCTTATACTTCTATCTACTCTAGTCATACTCATAATCTACTTCCTTTCTTTCTCAAAAAGCGCAAGGGCTATACCCCTCACACCTTCATCATCTCGTTTCCTTATTCCTTTGCGCTTGCGTATCATCTCAACACGCAACCAAAATGCCAACCCCTGCCCAGGCAGTAGCCTGAACCACCTCCTTGGTATGACGCCAGCATTTTTAAAGCGCGGTTTTCTCGGCGCGATAAACATCCGTGCTACGCACGTCTCTTGAAGTTACCCGAAACTACATCGAGGTCACCATTATCAACCTTGAATCTCTCACCCAATATCATACGCGCAACATTATCAATCACACTCTTATCGAGGTCAGCCAAGTCATTCACAATCGCATTGTTCTTATACAATCTCTCAACGCCATCATGCTGTATCCCAATACCAACCATAGTAATCCCCTTAGTGGTACAGAAATCAATCGCGGCCTTCGTATACTGAGTCTCTGGCATTCCATTGAGCGTACAATATCCACTACCACCATCACAAAGAACCATCATAATCTTCTTGCTCCGCTTATTGTTCAACAATCTGGTCGCCGTCTTAAGAATACCATCACCATCAGGCGTGTTACCCCGACTCAACTTATGAATGTTACCCAATTGCGTATAACATTCCCTTATTGACCTATCAAAAGACTTAACCTCGCTCATCATAATCGGCGTAGTCCTATGGAACATATCAGTGTTACCATTCTGCGAAACCTGATCCTCTAACTCTCTCAAGCGATCATAGTAATCATTGTAATCGTCAGTCGTGCGGTCAAAGTCACCAGTAAAAACCAACACTTCCAAGTCAACGTTGGTTTTCTCAAAGCATTCAGCCAACGCAATACAAACTTGTTGTGCCAAAGCCATCCGTGAACCCTGCATACTTCCAGAACCATCAACCAATATCGACACAGCCGTATCAATATCCTGCCCATCAATCTTCTTACGATAGACATTAGAGCGACCATTCATGATACTCACACCCCTCTTCCTGACATCCAACTTGCCACTGCGTTGCCCACTCACATACTCTGCTTGACTAGCCGTCAGCAGTGCACGCTCCAACTTCCTCTTCATCACAGCAGTCTTGCCCTGTATCTGCGCTAGTGTCTGCCTGTAATGCTCATGACCATCACTTTCATTCATGTATGCCTTAGGATTATCCCTCAACTCCCATGAATCAAACTCAGTCGTCAATGGTATTCCACTCATACGATTAGGGTCATCACCCTCGCGCATCAACTGCGTCACAGCCTCATTCATATCGACATCATGTGGGTCTGACCTCCGCCTTGACCGTTATCCTGCTCCTCTGCCTCCTCTTCATCAACCTCTTCAACATCCCTCGCCAGTGCCTCAGCCAACTGTGTTACACGACGCGAACCCTTAAAGCTTTCCTCTTGGTCAAAATCACCTGGCGCTTTCGCTCCAGTCTCAAGTCCCTCAACCATATCAATCCACTTGTCAAGCTGTTGCAACATTACAGGACTCAACGCATCCAAACATTTGTCAATATATGGACTCTCATAACCCATGCGTTGTCTACCCCTCCACGTCACCGCAATAGGACCAACTCTCTTGAAGTCCTTAATCATATCACGCTGTGATTCATCATCACTCTCAAGGTAATCATCATTGAAAGCCTTCGCTGCATAGTCAGCCGTACTTGATATCTGGCTTGGCATACCTGGGTAAAGATCACGCGCTGCCATTTCAATCCTCACGTCCTCAATAGCATTCGAGAACATCTTCGCAAGTTTCTTACCCTCTTTATCGAACCTATCCAATTCACTGGTAAAGAAATCCATATCAGTACAAAGGTTGTGCATCGTCTCATGGTTGGCAAAGCCCTGCCCAACTGCATATTGTTTTTTGGTCATCAACTTAGAGGGGTCTTGCGCTGGCAAGTACACAGTCTTCCCATCAGTCTTCGCCCCATCCCCTGCATACACAACATCAAGGTCATGATTATTTCCCAACGTCCGAACAACAGTCCGTGTTGCGTTCTCGAACTCAGCCGCAGTGATGAACTCGTCATCAGCACTCGCATCATCCATAGTCACAGTGTGATTTAATGTTTTGATATTACTTTTCATTATCTTTATTTCCTTCCTTAATTTCTACTGACACATCAGGCTTACCCGTCCCATTGTAATCCATTGTGACAGCCACCATGTCAGATTCATCTACTTCGGAGTCATCTGGCACTAAGCCCATACGCTCAGCCATTTCATTGATTGCGTCCATCATTTTTCGTGACGCTATGATTGTATTCAAATCCTCCTGTGTCAGAAGGCTAGCTCCACACTTAGGACAAGGCCTATCCAACCACTCCTCGGGATTATCAATATCGAACACAGCATTTGCATCATGATAGTCACACTCTGGTGCATCACATTTGATACCCATACTCTCTATTGTTACAGCTTTTCTCTCAGTCATTATCGTATTCCTTTCAATTAAAATACATGTTCGTTAATAGTTCGAGGTCAACACCCCCAACAGTCACCATCTCAGCGCCCATGTCACAAGCCTCCTGCACTTTCTCATACAGTCTCTTATGCTCTTGGTTGTTGAGGTCACCCCATTTTCGTATGCGTTGTAGCAACACATGAGGTGGATACAATACAGCCACACCCATATTATTTACCTACCTTCTTCTCTACTTTTTTCTTAGCAGGGCGACCCTTCTTCTTAGGGGCAGGCTTCGCATCAGTCTTGTGGTCGTTCTTGGTTACAGTCGCAACACTCGCATCGACATACCTATCAAGCGCATCCTTCAATGACTTATCAAGCTGTTCAATGCGCTTGTCTTTCTCAGCGATAACCTCCCGCAAGTCATTTATTTCCTCGGAGGATTTCTCAACTATCTTGGCTATCAAATCAGCACTCGACTCAGACACTCGACGTACCACACGATATTTAATCTTGTCTGTTGCCTCTTCACTACCCATCGTACTAGCGTAACCCCAAAGCCGTGCCACCATACACAATATCAAGACACAACCACCTGCAAGCAACCCATAGTACGCACTTGTTGATAGTGTTTCACCATCCACAAAGTACCCCATCAGTGTAAACACAGTGGCAAGTGACACCGCCATAGCCCAATCCACACCACAGAACACAAACTTGAAGGCACTCGCTAGCGCCGAACCAATTGTTTTTATTTTATCTAAAATCTTACTCATAATCTTACTCTCTTTCTTGTTTAATTGTTTCTTAATTACGTTTCTCTAACATGCCTTTCTTCTGCATGTCAGTCATTGCTTTATCAACCAAAGGTTCAATCGATGGTGTCAACCTATCAATTATTTCCTGTGCTACTTGTGTTCGCTTGCTCGATAGATTCCCTATCGCGCCACTCGCTAACACATCTACATCCACACAATCCAAACCCTTAGCTTTGTCATGCGACACTGTCACCTTCACGCGCAGTGTACGACTTGCTTTGTCACCCCACCAAAAATGGTAGAATGATTGCTCTATTTTGCCCCACAAAGTTACTTTACTTACCATCACTATCCCTTTCTGCCCTCACATAATCACAAATGAGTGCGGTTTTATCATAAAAATAAATACTCAGTTGCACCCAACCCAAAGAGAGTTGGCAACAACGATTGTTTATGGTGGATTTCCAACAGGTTCGCTTACCAAAGCAAAGATTAAACTCAATGCCTTGGTATCCCTTGTCCCAATGTTGGTTCATTACTTAACCTTGAATCCGAACACACGGCTCGCAATCTCAATGAACTTCTGCTTGTTATCAGCAGTTACCTTGTTGAGTGTTGACATTTCCATCGCCATGTTAAGCGCAAGGTTGTCCTTGATACCCAATCCAGTGAACGTCACAAAGCTATCAGCCAACACACCTAAACCACGAGGGGATATCGTTGTGTAAACCTCACCCTTGGCAAACGCACTACGGATTTCTTTGGCAAAGTTAGCCATCTTCTCTGCGATTGTATCTGGTAAGGCAGGATTCATTTCAGTTAGCAATGTCTGCTCTGTCTTCACATCAAGGTAGTCGAACTCAAGGAAGGCCGTGAAACGGTCAACCATAGAGGCATTCATTGTCTTTGTCCCTGCATACATACCATACTCGTCACCACTTCCTCGTGTGTTGGCAGTCGCAGTAAACCTAAACAACGGATGCGGTTCAACAACACGACCATTGTCTTCGGTCAACAACAAACCCTTGTTCTCAAGAGCACGCTGTACCACAAACAAAATGTCTGGTCGTCCTGCGTCAATCTCGTCCATCAACAAAAAGCCTGGCTGTTGCATTGCGGTTGGTAGGATACCTTCCTCATACTTGGACACAGTCACGCCCTTTTCTTCGCGAAGTCCTATCTGCCCAACCAAGTCAGCACGTTCCATATCACTGTCCAAGTTGATGCGTGTCACAGGCCATCCAATACGGTTAGCGACTTGCTCAACAAACGTTGACTTACCTGTTCCTGTGTGACCAAACAACCATGAGTTCATACCACGAGTTACCGCAGTCAAGAACAACAACACGTTCAGTTGTGAGAATTGATACTTGTCATCACGCTCTGGTACATGAGGATGCTCAACCTCATTGCCTTTGGCGTCCTTCCACACAAGCGTTGGTATGTCGAGGTTAAAGTTCTTAGGTTTCTTACCCTTGAATGTGAATAGGTCACCCGCAGGCTTTTCAACCACCTCGAATGTCAACTCACCAAGTGATGTCGTTGACTTGCCCTTTGTTACCATCGGGGCAGAGCGTGCCTTGGTCAATGCCTTGGTCAGTTCAGCCTTGGTCTTCGCAAGAGCCTCCTCCAGTGCACCATTTTCATTAAGGATATCGTCGATGTCAGTGATCGTACCTCCAGAGGCAGGATTGAGGAGGGAGTTGATTGCCATCTTCATGTTGTCGTTTACACTGTACTTATTTTTTGGTGTATCAGAACCACCATCAGCACTGTCTTGTGCATCATCCGTGTCTTGCTCCACGTTGGATGGGAAAGTATTCACAATGCGATTGACAATATCAGTATCAATCTCTTGTGTATCACAATACCCAGAGATTTCACCCTCAAACAAGTCAGCACCAATGGTCGCACCATCTTGCATCACTGCAAGGGCAGCACCCGCACCAGTCACTGTTCCTTTGTCGTAGTTCTTGTCTTTCTCGAGGTAGTCAGCGAACGCAACTTGGTCGTTCGTTGGTATTTCTTTTAAGAAAGTTCTTGTTGTGTTTGATGTCCGCCTTGCTCGAAGAAGGCGACGCATCTTTCGCTTATAGTAACGTGCTCGTTGTCTCGACCTTCGATGTCTCATGATATAACCGTCGCATGTACATTCCGCATCATCAACTCATCGGTTAGTTCATGATAGTCATCAGTGGAAAGACGAATGCCGTAACCGTCAATACTCAATGCTGTATGTGCATTGTTTGGAAAATGCACCATCGAGCGATTTTTGTTGTTGCGTTTGAGTATCGAGTAGATACTCGTGCCTTTGTCCTTTGTACACACCACAACCATGTCAGGCCTGTCTCTGCGAAGGTCACCCAACGATAAAAACTTACCTTTCAGGCCAAATGCATTGGTGTGTGTGTAATCAACACTCGACACAAGTTTTATCCAATAAGGTTTCTTGACCTTTGGGATAGGCGAATGTGGTGATAAGGATTTGTTGGCCTGCTTGTGATTGGTAACCTTGAGTGCTTGGTACGCGTTCTTTAGGTCACCATCAGAGTGAAGTTCTACAATCATATCCAATTCCTCTTTGGTTATTTCATCACAAAACAACTGAGTCATTTGAACAGAAAAGTTTCTCGCATCCATAAAGTCTTTTGAGTGACCTTGGTCTTTCATCTCGTCCTTATATCTATCAAGCATGTTGGTTAGCAATTCATCGACAGCTAAAACACCGCTGTTGTCTAAGCTTGTGTAAGCAAGGACAGCGTCAGTAATAACTTTTGGTATGTGCGTGTTTCTCATTACGCATTTCCTTGTGTCTTGAATGTTTTTAACTTGGCCTCAGCAATCTTTTCTTCCATGTCATCGAGGTCAGTGCATTGCATACATTCTGACTCAGTCTTGAGTTTTTCCAAGATAGTATCAACTACTTCTTTGACTTCGTCAGCAGGGCGAAGGCCATCAAGAGATACCATCTGGATAAGGCCTATATACGTGGCAACAACCATCAATTCAGGGTTGGGTTGCTCGTCTTGCTCCGCAAGTTCAGTGATTTTTGCAAGGTTGTCACTCACAAATGTCTTGAATGCCCTGTTGATAAGGTCAGGCAATTGATCGAGTATCAGTTGGTCAATCTCTGGCATCTCAACCTCGTTGCCGTGCTCGTCTACGGATTTGATTATGTTTTTTATCATGTCATTAAGTCTCCTCTTCGTTAGTTGGTTTTTCAAATGATTGTGTGAACACCTCACGGTGTACACATTCTAGGTGTAAGTCGATTGCTCTGTAGAGGTCGACTCTATCGGCTTTTAAGTCCAGATAGTCAGGGTCGTCCAGATAACTACCGTAGTCCGATAACATGGACTGAAGGTCGTCATTGGTCGGATGGTCGGCATACTTGGATAACGCATCCATCAACTGCTCTACCTCGTTTGGTGAAAGCGTCGTTGGGGCGTCGATTTGCCATCGAAATCCAAGTGATATGCAACTCTCAAGTTTGTACTCAGATATCATCCGTACATCCGTTCGTCGTCACCATATTGGTGGTGTTGAAACTCAGATACGAACGCATCATATTCACCAGATACGCACTCAAGCCAAACATCTTGGTCATGAACTGATATTGGTTCGGGTAACTCGTCAATGGTCTCTAGCATAGCAACGTCGTGCTCGTGGTTGTATGCCTCAAGGTCTACATCGGTGGCAGAGTTTGCGCCGTGAATGTAGCCACCAACTTCACACCATTGCTCGGTGAAGTGAAGGTCGTCCTTGTGGCGAACTAGAATTGACGCATGCCCAAAGCTGTGCTCCATGAATGATGGAATGCTTGGCTCGAAGTCGTCGTCGAGTATGTTACGCAAGGTAACTGGTTGGTTTAAAGTCAAAGTCGTCATAATGGTACTCCTGTAATAGTTGATTTAAGTTACGATGTCAAAATAAACATCATCGAAAGCGCAATTGCTTGCGCCCTCTGTGATAGTTATTCTTCGTTTAATTCTTCGCTTGTTTCGATAAGTTCGGCGACAATCTTGTCGTCAACGAATGCCTTGCGAACCATGAGTATGCTATCGATTATTTCCTTGGAAGTTTTGTCGAAAGCATCAGGTACAGCCTCTTCACACATAACACACCATTTGCCAGAGAAGTAGAGGGCATGCGGTTCGTAAGTCATTGGTGATTGGTTTGGTGACGCAGGTTTTTCGCTCACGCCGATCAGTGTTATACCCTTGGACATAGACTCTTGGCAGTCCTCACATGGTTCGTTGTCGATTATAGCTTCGCGAGGGGCTTGTTCGTCGTTGGGAAGTCTACCCAACATCGCTATGCCCTTGTTTGGTTCGCCACAAAATACGCACAGAATCATGCATGGGTTAAGGCCGTGTTCTTGAGATAATTTTACCATAGTATCGCTCCTAACGAGTATTGTTGTTCGCAGTGTGATTGCGTGTTGTTCTCAGTGCATGTCTTGATGGCGTGATTTGAAATAAAAAACATCACAAACAACGTCCATACAGCACAGATGAAACACACGAGAAGGGGGATTTTGTCTTGGTTCATGACGATAACCCCTTGTTGAATTGGTGACCGCGAAGTCGTTTAGTCGATACAGGCGTATCGAGGGGGTCGGGTTGACCCGTGAAAGTGGCATAGTTCGATGTTTTTGCATCACGAACATGCGATCCCGCCACAGGATGGGCAGGCTTGTAGTTCCAGTTAAATTGCTTGGTCATAAATCCTCCTTTGTTGGATTGTTGGTTAGTTTTCTTCGTAGGGTATTCTCTCTATCTCTCCTTCGGAGAGAAAACGCGTGATAGCATTAGAGCAAAAAAAAATCCCCGTACCGCTTGCGCGATACAGGGAAACTTAGTTTAGATTTTAGAATGGTACGTCACCGTTCACACGCTCAGCAACCGCCATAAGGAACTTATCAGCACTCATGCCAGACTGCGCGATAAGCGCGTCGATATCAGCGATTTTCTTCTTGGAAGACTTGCGCTTGGTCTTCGCAGGAACTACGCCCGTGGTGAAGGTTACCGCTTGCTTTGTCGGCGCGGCAGATATCGCGTTGATACGCTCGATGATAACACCGCACACGCGATTCCAACGACCGACCTTGGATGCCTTGCCTTCGGCCTCAAACTTGGCGATACGCGCTTGCAAGAACGCGAGGCGATTTGATAGTTTGGTCACGTCGGACTCACCCGCAACGATTTTCAACGTGTCTTTCGCGGACACGCCGTAGAACGTAGGCGCATTAGTTGATTTTTTGTTAGTTTTAGTAGTTTTTTGTGTAGTCATGATATACCTCCTGTGGTATGTTAGTTTTATGCAATTGACAACAACGCCAATCGACACCACTTAATCCCTCTAATCTCCCCTTCGGGGAGATAATGCGCGTAACACGCACGCGTAAGAGAATTAATTTTTCGTACAGGAAAGCTATAACTTTCCATAAAAAATATTTAATAAACATAATACCGTGATTTCGCCGTCAGCACGCCTAGGTTAGGCGGTATGAATTCTAATAAAAACAATAGGTTATATAATACTATATCACAAAAACTAGGGGGGTAGGGGTATAAATTCCTAAAATATACACTCCGAGGACGGGGGGCGGTAGCCTTGGTTCGCCGTTCGCTTTCTCAGTTTGCTATCCCCGATACCAATAAAATTCTGAGCAATTTTGAAAACAAGGATGAGCAACTTTTTCCTTGCAATCCCTCCCCAATTCCGTCACGCTATTGACATGTCTAAGAAAAAGAAGAAGCCAGGAGCGCCAGTTAAGACCAGTAACCTCGCTGGCATGAAGAAGCTTTTAGCCATCGCACCAGAGGAAACAGATCAGCTTCGTCGTGGTGTCTTTAACCTTGTAAAAAAGAATTTACCCAAAGCAAAAGAAGTTCTTGAGGGTAAGCGCACTTGGTCAAACCAGCAAGTCAAGCTTTACCTCTCCCTAATGGACAAGGTAATGCCAACCCTGACAGCAACTAAGCATGACCACACAGTAAAGACTTCTATCGACGACCTAAGTGTTGACGATTTAAAGCGTCTTGCCCAAGAAGAGATCGATCGCATGAACGCCGTCCCCCATCAACCTTCTCAACCCGCATCATCTGACCCTGATTACGCTGACCTTGACTCGACAATTCCTCAAGCATTAAACAGCCCCCTCTTATCGCGATCAAAACCCAAGCCCATCGATGTAGAAAGTTAACCCATGGACAACATATCTGGCTCAGATGTAGCCAAACGTCTCCTCCTCATCAAAGAGGCATCCGAGTCCTTCCTTGGTTTCTGCAAAGCGATGCACCCAACCTTTAAATTCGCTCCCTTCCAGCTCGAATTAATAGACACTTTAGACAAGCTCGAAAAAGGAACATTAGGAAAGCGACAACTCCTCATAACGATGCCACCTCGACACGGCAAATCCACCTTTGCGTCCGTTGACTTCCCTGCCTATTACATGCTCCGTAAAGCAACCCGTGAAATCCTCGCCGTATCTTACGGCTCTGACCTTGCTGCCACCTTTGGTCGACAAGTGCGTGATGCCACATCAGAGAAAATCTTCAAACAAATATTCCCCGACTTCTCTTTGTCCCCCACCAGCGCAGCCATCTCAGATTGGATGACCACAGAAGGAGGAACATACTTCGCTTGCGGTGTCGGAGGCGGTACAACTGGTCGAGCAGCCAACCTTTTACTCATTGATGACCCGATACGTAACCGTGCCGACGCAGAATCACCGACCATCCGCAATAAACTGTGGCAGTTCTACACATCATCTCTCAATAACCGTAAGCAACCAGAGATAGACGGCACACCACCCATCGAAGTCCTCATCCCTTCCAAAAGAAGACCCTCGCTACCTAGACACGCCTCGCACCAACGCCCTCCCTGCCGATGAGCAATCAGTACCTATCATGAAAGAGGTCTCTTTATGGCCTGAGCGTTTCGACATGAACTTCATGGAGAAGATGCGTCGACGCGACCCCCGAGAGTTCGCAGCCCTCTACCAACAAACCCCTTATATCCAAGGTGGTAACCTAGTAAAAACACAGTGGTTTTCCACCTACGCTAAATCAGAGTGCCCAGAGAACTTCCACACGATGATTCTTGCTGCCGACACAGCTTTCAAAACAACCACTCTATCTGACTTCAGCGTCATGATGGCATTAGCAATAACATCTCAAGGCGATATTTACATCCTCGATGTTCAGCGTCACAAGATGGATTACCCAACCCTCAAGCGTAAATTCATCATGGAGAACTCTCGCTGGCGAGGACGTGGGCTTCGTGGTGTCTACATCGAAGATAAAGCCTCTGGTCAATCAATCCTTCAAGACTTACGAAACGAGCCTGGCATATCAGTTATCCCCTACAAATTCGCTGGTGCAAGAGACGCCTCCGATAAAGTGATGCGTATCAATTCCGTCCTCCCCCTCATTGAGGGTGGTCGTGTCTTTATCCCAGAAGAAGCTCCATGGCTCGATGACTTCCTTGAGGAGGTTCAATCTTTCCCAGCCTCCAAGCACGACGACCAAGTTGACGCCCTTGCCATGGGTTTAGACGTCCTATCCCGTGTAGGAATAAATGCACACACAGAGTTCCCAGAGCTAAGCACATCCTTAAACTCCCTATCATCCCAATCCAATATGTTTGGTTCTTTGAACAGCCACTCCCCTGATACCGATATCAGGTCTGCTGGTTGGAAAGATTTCAGACCTCTTGGCGAACTTTAAAAAGAGGGTGACACTTCCCGAAAAAATCCGATACACTTCCACTAAGTAACAGGAACGAAGGTCTATGCAGTCATATAAAAAGAAAACCACGTCTAGTCCTACAGACCCGACCACTTTAATCGTGGATATTTCTGAGCATGCAGAGAAGCTCATGAATGCTGAGGACATCTCAGATGACCTAACAGAAGATCAAGAAAACAAATTGGTCGACTATGTCCGTAATATGACGAACATGTCGCACTCCAAAATCTCTCGTCGCTATGATGCGTGGCGCGACGCTGACCGTGCTCATGACGTATATGTTCCAGCAGACGCAACAAAATTCCGAGAGAAGGCTGTTATGGCTGACACTCGCGCCATTGCCGACACAGTCCTAACCTATATGATGGCTGCCCTTGCTGGTCGCAATCCGATGTTCCAGCTCGAAGGTTTAAACAGAAAGAGCCGTACAGCCTCCGCAATACTTGAGCGCCTCCTCCACCAACATCTCCGAAGAACTGGTGGCGAGGCCAAGATAGCCCAGATGCTTTTAGATGCGATCCGCTACGGCTTCGCGCCCACTAAAATAACGTGGGACATGAAGAAGAAGACAAACGTTATTACGAACTTTGACCCTCGCCGTGTGTTTCCCGATCCCCGAGTACAATGGGGTGACTGGGATAAACTTCAATTCATAACATTCGTTGATTACTGTTCGACATCCTCGCTCATGGCGACGGGTCAATATCCTAAGTTGAACATGTACCCCGAACTCAGAAAGCCCATGAGTAACCAACGCTCATCTTCTTGGCTTGCTCACAATAATTTTGAGAAGGACGAAGGCCGAGGCCACAACATCGACCCCTTAGACAATCAAACTTCTGACTCTGTTGATGTTGGTCAATCCTTCTCTCTTGGCAAGGCCAGAATAACAGATGAGACATGGGTTCGATTTAACGGCTACGAGCTTGGCTTACCAAAGGTGGAACAAATCTGGATGGTTATGACTGTCTTGGATGAGTCTGTTATTATCCGTTGCCAAGTCAATCCGTACGGAAAACAATTTCCTGTTGTCATTGGTGGTCTCTATCACGACGCACACAAGACATACAGCCAATCCTTATATGACCTCCTGCTTCCTATGCACGAGATTTCAACATGGATGCTACGCTCAAGAATTGATAACGTCCAATTAGCCTTAAACAACCTGATCTTTGCCGACCCGACCCAAATCAACATAGCGGACTTAATCGACAGAAACCCTTGGAACATCATCAGAACTATGCCAGGCGTTAAGCCAGGAGAGGGGATGTTCATAGCAAACATTCCTGACGTCACTTCCTCCCATTGGGGAGACATTGGTGCAGTTGGTGAAATGAAACAACGTGTATCTGCCGCTTCCGATGCTCAACAGGGTATGCCGACAGCAGACGGAATTAGATCAGCCACAGAGATTCAGCGTCTAACCCAACTCGGTTCTCAGCGCCTCGGCGTCATAAGCCGTATTGTAAGTGCAACAGCTATCCGCCCAATGGTTCATATGATGGTCTCAAACTTGCAAGATGCAATATCTCTCGAAGGATCAATACGCGCGCCACAAAATCAAATACCTGGCCTTCTTGCTCCCATGGAGAAAGAGGGTTACATCGATTTTGACATCACCGACATCCAAGGCGATATTGAGTACTTGGTTGTTGATGGTACATTACCCATTGAGCCAGCCAGAAATGCGGAGACATGGATGACCATGCTCGAAGTTATTGGTGGCTCTGGTCTTGAGATGGAGTATAATCGTGGTCGCATCGTTGAGGAAGCTATTCGTGCAATGGGTGTGGCAGATATTGATCAATTTAAAATTTCTCAAGAAGAGCAGTCTCAAGGGATGACACCATCTCAGCAGATGTCTATGATGGAGAAAATGAGGGGTGCAAACGTTGTTCCCCAAGACCAATTAATGCAAGACGTCCAGCAAGGGAACGTCGTTCCAATGAAACAAGGCCAGAGATAAGGAGTTGCAGATGCCAAGTAAGTTACCAAACCCTGATGTCTTTGCTTCTAGCCTAAAGCCAAACCAGCGCAACTATGTCGAGTGTAAGATTGCAGAGCAGATAGACATCAACCTCGCGCCTTTGGTTCGTGAGAACATAAAACTTACTCGAACCAACAAACAACTAACAGATAAAATAGATTCCCTTGAGCTTCAGATAAAAGCATTCGAGCGCAACTTCACTGATGATATGCGTTACAAATTAACACGTGCCAACATCATAGCCTTGATGAAAGAACTAGGATTGAAGTAATGACAGAGACAAGACCCAGAGGTGAACAGCTTAGATTTGAATCAGCGAACACTGGTTCTCACATCCTCGATGATTACTTGGAAAACTCCGAGCGCGGAGGTCGCCCCTTATATGATCTTATGGCTGATCTATTTGGAACAGATGGTAACTTCTCTTCTGGCTTGTTCCAGTTCAGAATCCAAAACCAAGCAACAAATGACTACAGTCTCCAATACCGTGCTGGTACGTATGTAGACCCAGAAGAAGCTTGGGTAACAATCTCCGATGAGGTTTTTGATTTGATTGTAACTGCTTGCCTTTCAGCAAAAACAAGTGCTGAGACTGCGGCGACAACATCAACCACCAACGCGACTCTAACAGCCACAAACGCGACATCGACTTCATCCGATGCAACGCAAACCGCATCCGATCGAACAGCAACAGAGACATTCAAGAACCAAGCCGAAGCAGCCCAGACCGCAGCAGAGGCCGCAGTCAATGGTTCGCCTATGCAAGGCAGATTAGAAATATCAAGTGCTGACAGTCCCTACACAATAACAAATGCCCAGCGTGGGTTTGTGATTGATGCAGACACATCAGCAGGCGATGTCATTATTAACCTTCCCCAAATATCAACAGTAACTTCACCATTCAACTTAAGAATCAAGAAGAACTCTGGAGACGTGAACTCCCTGATAATAAACAGAGGCGGTACAGATACACTGGCTGAAGCTGGTGGCAACACGACGTCAAAATCAATCGTATCCATTGGTGGTGTATCACTAACAGCAGATGTAAGTGAGTGGGGCGTCTACTCCTTTGGTGGCGGATTAGGTAATGTCGTAACTGATGTCATCACAAGCCACACGCCTGGAGTAACAACAACACTCAGCCTAACCGAAGCACCTGGTGTTGAGACCAATGTAGCTATATTTTTTGATGGCGTATTCCAGAACTCCTCTACCTACTCAGTGTCTGGATCAACAGTAACATTAAGTGAGCCTATCCCCCTTGGCGTTCTTGAGATCGAGTGTCGCTCTTCAAAGGTTTTAACTATCGGGACAACAGCCAACGAAACAGTTGGCGTCCCCCAATTAAATTCAAGTGTGTATGCCTCTCAAGCAGAAGCAGAATCTGGAACAGACTCAACAAAAATAATGACACCAGAGAGGACTGCTCAAGCTATACAAGCCAACGGCTCTATTGTTTTGGACACTCCCCAGCCAACAACGTCTGGGTCTTCAAAAGAGTTTACCTTGTCATCTGGCACGAAGAAGTTCTCCATGATGATTTCAAAGCTTTCCTGCACAGGAACAGTGATGCCAGACGTACAAATAGGGGACACATCTGGATATGCAACATCTGGTTATGAGGGAGTAACCTCATCAAACGACGGTGGAACTGCCGTGGTTTCACACTCCGCTGACATACCAACTGTCGCCCCTGGATTTCAAAATGCTCCTGCTCAAAAATTAAATGGATTCATCGACTTCAGGTTGGTAGATGAAGCAACTGACACATGGGTCTACAGCGGTCAAATAGGATACTACAACAATGCTTGGTTCTCCAACTTGGCTGGTACTGTTGTCTTACCTAATGAAGTAGACAAGGTGAAAATATTTATAACTAACGGAACATTTGATAGTGGTGTTGTAAACATAATGGAGGAAAAATAAGATGGCAACAAAAGTGACCCCTAACCTCCTTGTTAAACCGACAAATACTTTCATGCATTTACAAGGCCAACTGCCCAACGGAACAAGCGGTGGTTCTTCCATTACTGGGTGGAACAACAGTCGTATTATAAACACAGAGGTTTCTAATGATATACCGAACGCCTCCATGGGCACAAATGAGTTCCCCCTCCCCGCTGGTAAATATAAAATAAAAGCGGGCGCTGCGATAGCTTACAACAACGGCTCTCGGACAAGGCTTTGGGATGTGACTAACAATAGCCAACTTGCTGTTGGTGTGTCATCGCATCAATTTGTCTCTAGTGGTTCTAGCGCAAACACTTTGTTTAATTCATTCGCCTACCTTGAGAACATTATCACCCTTTCAGCGACCACAACCCTTCGCGTAGATTCATTCCATGAATCAGCTTACGCTACCCAAGGTTTAGGACTTCCATCCAATTCAGGAGAGGTAGAGATTTACGTCGACATCTTTGTGGAGAAGCTCGCGTAATGATTTTATTCCTATTCACAACACTCTTATTCACACTAGCCTTCCCTATAAAGGGAGGTCAAAGCGATGACGTCTTAAGAAATTGGAATCGCGTTCGTTCACGCAATAAATTCTTTGACCGCCTTCTTGACGGCAAAGTCCTTTCTACCTTACTGGTCGTCATCTCACTATCTTTTTACACAGTCATCACCCAATCACCCGTAAGCACAACAGTATCTGACCCTTCTCAGGGAATCCTTCTTGTCTCAGCCATGTGGCTTCTTTCTGTCGCCCCTTCAATGGGTGAAGAATACGGCGCTCTACTTGGCAGAAAGTATGGATCATTCTCAACAAACTATGGCATAAAGAAAGCAATTCAGCGCGGTATGTGGATGGGTGCATGCATGGCATTTGGTACAGGCTCTGTCTTGTTTATTCCTTTCGCACTTCTTTACGCTCCACTTGCCTAT